TTGCACGACTTTTCAAACTTATCTAATACATCTGATGTATCAACTTTCCCGCTCGATACATCTTCAGCAACATTGAGCATTGTATGATAGACAGCTTTCTCTTTTAGGAACTGCTCCGTATTTTCATATAATTCATCTTTATCTAAATTTTTATCAATATCATTGAACGATTTAACAAGCTCTTTAAAGGAACTTTTTTGTTCGTCAGAAACTAAATACGACTTAATCTCAGTTACAGTAGGTAACTTATTACGCTTTTCAGAAAAGTCTTTAACAATAGCAAAGATACTTGCTATAGCTTTATTCTTGAAATAGTCCGGTTCAACAAAATCTGCTACAGATGCAAGATACGTGCTGTCTGTTAGCGACTTGTAAATAAGCACATTTTCAAAATAATCTAAGTCTAGCTTACTCACCATTTAATAGTATTATAGATTATTTCGTTTTCCACTTATTAAGAAACCACTCACTACCGTCTTTGAATTCTTGTGTTACGTTACTAAGACCTGGTGATTGATGTGTAATTAAAATGTCACCAACACCTAATTTAAATCCTGCTTTATGACATTGCATAGTGTAATCCAAATCATAAAAATGCCATTTTGCTGGACACGATTCATCAAATCTAATTTTCTCAAAAACTTTTCTGTTAATAGCGAGAAAAACTCCATCGAGTAAAACAACTCGCTTTGGATAAGGCCCAAATGCAGTCATATGTTTTGTCTTACCGTCTCCATGAGCTACAGCACCGTGTAGGTTGCCAGAACCAAAGCCACCACCCATTATATGCCACAGCGCTGGGCTTTGTAACTTTACTTGCGTTGTACCCGCGACTCCAACAACATCAAATTTTTGCATTAAATTATCAAGTCTCTCATTTGAGTAGTTTTCTAATATTACATCATCGTGAACAAGTATTAAATTATCTATATCTTCTTCAATTGCAAAATCGATAGCTTTGTTATAACACTTAGCTAGTGATTTAGTATTATCTTCTTGAATCCAGTTTGCCTCATGTTTAAGAGTATTATACAGAAGTGTTTGTTCTTTTTTTCCTTTAGTTGCTGCAAATATAAATGTTTTCATACGAAAGAAAAAGGAGAGTTAAATGTAAACTTACCGGCTTTGTTCCACCTTTTTGTTTTATTGTTTAGTTTCATTATAGTACCTTCCGGAAGTTCTTTAAAGCCATACCCACTCATAGTCGAATAGTCACCTTTGTTATTGTAATGGAGAATAGAACCAGATCTCGCAATGAACACCTCATTAGAATCACAATGAACTATACTTAAAGCAAATGTACCAGTTAGTAACTCTAATGTCTTCTTAATAATTTTTTGCGGTACAACGCGTTTTTCATCTACTTGCACTTTTTGCGTAAAGTGCTCAAGTAAATTGACTATAACAGCAGTATCAACCGGATTTTCTATAAAGTTACAATATTGTTTTTTAAGCTTTTTATGGTTAGTTAAGACTCCATTATGACTCACAAGCCACGACATCGATTCAAACGGGTGTGATGTATCATAGTTCCACTTACGGTTAGCTGACGTAGGTGCTTGTACGTGACCTAAGTAATAATCTGTTTGTGGCTCGTAAGTATACTTATCAAAATCAATATCACCCTTCTTTTTACGAATAAACTGATCATCAGGCGATAGGCTTATTATACTACTAGCGAAGTTACCTCGTTGTTTGTTCGCTTCATACAATACTTCAAACATAGAAGTATCAAAAGATCCAAAAATAGCGCACATACCTTATATTAATATATGTTAGCTATTATTCAATCTTCCCAATCGAACTTAAATCCAGGCTCCCACATATAAGAGTTATCTACATAACGACTAGACGGCCCTTCAGGTCCCTCCTCACGAATTCGTTCACAAATTTTTCTTAATCTTAGTATATGTGGACTAGGTTCTGCTACAGACTGTCTATGCTCCTTAGGTATCCTCCAAAACAAATCAATATTACCATATCTTTTGTCTTTAGCTAGACTGTAATCCGGGTAATCAACACCATCAATAGTAAACCACTTTTTCTTTTTCTTTTTGGTTTTTTCGATTCCTAAGTTTTTAAGTGTCTTTTTACCTAACCCCTTAACTTTAAATAAATCGTCATTATTACGAAAAGGTCTAAAGCCTATAATTCGTTTAGCTGTTGTCCTCCCTACACCGGGTAGTTTATACAGTTGTTTTTCAGTCAATTTGTTAAAATCCTTATAATTCAGCTTCATAGGTATAAATATATTATATGAGTTCCTTCGATTATACCGACAATTTTAGCGGCTTTAATGATTTAATCAACAGGTCTGCGTTCCTTACAGAGGCTAAACAATCACCTTATGCAAAATACCACCCTTCTTTTGGTGGTATTACTAAGGACCTAAAAGCAGCTGGGTTTAGTTCTGCGCCGCTTGATACAATTAATTTTATTAGAACGTCATTGTATAATTTAGAACTCATTAGTGATGAAGAATTAGCTGCTGCTAAAAAAGGGTCCGGATTTAGGGCTAAAAAAGATAATCTTATAGCTCTGTTAGATGCTAAGGAAGATATAATTGAGCAAAATAAAGATGAAATTGCTAAAGAGATTGAAGACAATCTCGCTCGTTATATTAATAGAGCTACTACGAATAGAGGAAAAGAAGAAAAATATGCTGCGCAGAAGGCTGCTTTGGAGTTAGCTAAAGACATTAAAGCAGGTAAGGATATGGGTGATGCTGTTGAAAATACTGTCGGTCAACTGGATGCAGCAGAGTCA